CTGCAATCTCACCCTTCAAACCACGTTCGATTGCCAACTCGTTTTCTATACTCCATTCCTCAACTACATAATTCAGATAGGTATCTACCTTCTCTGTGAGATCATCCTTATAAGCATCAACTTCTACAGATGCTTCATAATAAATCTCTTCTTCAATACGCTCAATCTCTGAACGTACCCTTGATTTTACAGCTGCTTCAAAAATTGTTGCAGCTTTAACTTTAAACTCTTCAGAAAGATCGTCTTCATCTCCCACCAAAGCCATAACGTCTTCTTCAACATCGATGTTATATATCCGATCTTCAATACTTTGATATTGCTCTATCATACCCATATAACTGTACCGAGCATAATCTTCATCTTCTTCAGCAGCCTCAACAACAGTAAGAGTTCCATCTTCGTCCTCTTCTATCTGATAAGCGCCTTCTTCGTCTTCTTCAAACATGTGAGTCTCGCCGGCCTCGTCTTCAAACTCATAACTAGCAGCAAGAGTCTCCCTCTTCATCGGAGCTCCTTCACCTTTCTGTTGAGGATCGCCTGAGCGTTCTTTGGCAGCTGCGGCAGCTTTCTTGCCAATAGCTTTTTCTGGACGATCTTCACTATCGCCCTTAGACTTTTCTACTCTTGCTTCTGGATCGGCGCCGCCAAGGTCCACAGCCTTTTTGCCTTGGCCTGGAGTTGGTTCATCTATATGATCAGCTGGTTGAGCAGCTGTAGCACCCTTTTTCTGCGGGTCTTCTGCCTCTTCAAGTTCAGCAAGAACCTCAGCTTCAAGCTCTTCAATTGTTTGGTCTAGTTCATCGGACATAGAGGTGTCTCCTTCCCGTTTGTTATTATTATATTTATAAATTATAATCTTTTGAGGAACCTAGCAAACGCTAAAGATTCCAATTTTGTGTCTCTATTACGTTGTTTAACATCAAATTTCCGCTTCATTTCAACAAGTTCTGATTCGATCAGAGCGCCATTGTTCCAAACCCATTCCTTTCCTTCCATAATACCTTCTACGAAAGCATTTGGTGCGGAAGGATCGGCAACAATATCAGCTGCTGTTGCAAGATAAAAATCATCTCTTACATATTTAGCACCACCTCTTTCATCTAAACTACCCATTCCTCTAGATGATACTCCTAATTTACATTCTTCATCCATAAGATTTTTTACTATCTTGCCCATTGGTGTATCCATAATTTTGGCTTCACCAATAAAATTATTACCATCTGGATATAAAGATGTAATTCTATGAGAGACTCTTTCTAAATTAACTGTCGGGCCATCTGGATGACCTAATTCTCCGAAAGCACGATTTTGATCAACAAAATTCTTATTATATTTCTCAACTTCTTTTGAAAGAACTTCCATAGGATAGATGCGACCATTTCTATTTTTAATTTCGGCTTCCATAAATGGCCCACGAATACTATATTTCTTAGGACCACTTTCTTGAGCTTCGCAAATGTATTCTACATTTTCTACTGCTTCCGAAAATAATTTTACCGTATGCATGACATTATCCTTTATGTGATATTATCGTATCCAGATACTTTTCTAAATTTAACTACAAGAGTTCCTACTGAAGTGCCATGAGTTACAAGAACATCACCTGTTATACCAGAACCAGCATTATTTGTTATAGCAGGAGAACCATCATACCCATTTCCGTATTGTCCACTACCATTACAATTAAATGCTACTACATTTGTTGTTGCATCCCATATAATTTGTGTTGGAACGTCTTTATCGCAAGACCACTTCATACCAGCAATACTCAATCTTGGGTCTGTCGCAGCACCAGCCAATGCAGAAGCATCTGCAATAGAAGTGGTACTTGTAGTACCAGATGTCGTTACTTTAACAACATGCTCAAAGTCACTATCCACTAATGTTTGTAATACAATTGCCATTGTCCGCTCCTATATTGATAACATTTCTTGTTCAAAATAATTCATAAGGTCTTTTTCCAAAACCTTAAACTTTTTTGATACATCTTGTATAGTCTTCTCGAAAGTATTTAGGAAATCTGAAGGTTTAGAATCCATAATTTCGAATATTTGATCAACAGCATTCTTCATCTTCGGAGAAAGTTTCTTATACTGCCGAGATTTCTTATGTTCATCCTTTTCAAGTACCGTTGAACTATATATTTCTTCAAGTGTCTTCATCAGATTCCTCTGGGTATACACTCTTCACAAAATTTGCTGATAACTCTTTTCTTTTAACCTCAAGAGCATCACCTACTTTTGTCGCAATTGAATTTTTAAAAACAGTTTCAGCTTCTATATTATTTCCTGATACAATTGAATCTACAAATTCTCTACTCATTTTTTCTTTCCTTTCCTAACATGAAATTCTTTATCATCTTCTACTGGCTCTTCTTCATCATCTCCATTTTCACCATCTTCTATACCTAATTCTTTATTGACACGATCAGTAGTATCCATATTAGGATCAACGGGATTGCCTTCTGCATCAGCAGGATACCTTTGTATACCATCCCCACCATCTGGTACAACAATTCCACCATCCATTGGATCAGTTTCAGTCTCTTTCTTAATCTGATCACGCATTTCTTGAATTTCTGTATCATTCATACGCAATACTTTCTTCAGTACATATTCTTTACTAAAGAATGTTCCAATATAAGCTTCAACTGTCTGCAATTGATTAAGTCTATTCTCCAAAAGTTCTGCATCTTTAAGTTCTGCAAAATGACCGTCTGCAAGATAATCATATTGAATATGTTCTTGTATTTCGGGCCAATCTTCTGGAGCAATAATACCTTTTAGTAAGAGTTGTGTTTTAAGAATGTCCGTGAACAGTGGAGAAAATTTCTTACGAATTCGTTGTACAAACTTTGTAAACTTTAATTCATCCCTTGTTATTTCTGTTGAACGACCAATACTAAAACCACCTTCAGCTTCCATACGAGAACTTGGGACATTCAATGAACGATACAATTTTGTACGGAAATATTGAATATCATCAATCTCTCCAAGATTAGAACCGCCTGGCAAAGTAGTAATTTCTGTACCTCTACCACCTTCACGGCGAGGAAGCCAAAAGTCTTCTAACATACTCATGTGATTTCGGTCATCGCGAATTTCACCAGTATTTGCATCATACACAAGCTTATTGCGATAACGATTCATTACATCTTTGAGATATTGCTCTGCTTTAATCTTTGGAAGATTGCCTACATCAATATAAAAGATGCGCCGCTCAGGAGCTCTTGAAATACGATAGATAACAAGCGCATCTTCAATCATACGCAATTGATTGACGGGCTTGATTGCTTTATGTAGATAAGAAAGTACCCGGCCACTATTACCATCAATCAAACCAGAAGGAACATAGGTAATAGAATCTTTAGATATCTTTAAACCTTGGCCAACCATACCCATAGAAGACGGAGATATTCCTTTTTCATTATATATAAAATACTCCTCAACTCTTTCAGTCATATCGATTCCAGTTTTAGAATCAACACTTTTCTTAACTTCTCTGACCTTTTTGATTTTCATCGAATCAATATATCTTAATTCTGTAATTCCTTTTCTTGGATTTTTAGAATCAATAATTTTATGATAATAGATTCTACCATCTACATACCACCGCCGAAAAACATCATGGCCTTTTTGCTCAAAGTTTAAAAGACGTAAAACTTCATCAAATTCTGTTCTGATTTTTCTTTTAATTTTATCTGGATAAGGTAAACGATCTAAAGATATTGCGACTGCTTGATCATTTTGATTAGCAACAATACCTTCATTTACGATATCTTCAACGGCTGTATCACACTCTGCCTGTTGAGCAATATCACGATACCGCCGAATTAAATCTAAGTCGGTTCGTTCTCTACCATCTGTGTCTAGGATTTGTCCAAAGAAACCACCACCAGCAACATCAATGGTGCCATCATCAGGAGTTGGGGTGGAGAATGTTTTTTCCCCACCCGAATCCTTAGTTGCTCGTTGTATACTGAACCCAAAAAGTTCGGCCATAATATCTCCTACTAGTTCTTTTGACTATTTAGTAGGTATCAAATTAGAAGTTGACGCCAGAAGCCTCAAAGTGTTGATATCTCCAAGTTACATCAAAAGTCTCCATAGCATCGGCAGCCTCATTTGTAAGCTCAATAGCAGTAATACCCGTTGGCCAGGCACTTCTAAAGATATAACTCTTTAGAACTGTATCATCACGATCCAAATGTTCTACAGTCAGATCAGTTTGATAATCCGCTGGAGCAATAACTCCTGTTCCTGCCGCAAGATCGTTAATACCATTAGACCATCTTTCCATCGCATTACGAATCATGAAGTCCGTATCATTGATGAAAGTAGTTGTCCAACTTTCCTCAAAACTCCTGTCTCCAGCA